CACGAAGATTCCAAGGATAACCAGACGACTTACTCAAATCTATACTAATATTACCTAACAAACTTCTATAATACTCAGATCCTACAACACCCTCGGCAATGGCTTGATCTGCATCACTAGACACTCCAATAGGGGTATCTTCAAACAAATCAAACCACTGTCGACGATAATTGTGATACACTTCCGTCAACACTTTCAGATCAGGACTAGGCAATTGCTTACCCATTACACTATTAGGTCCTATAAACAAAGATGGTTCTCCCTTTCTATTCTTAGGTAACTCTACATTAAGCCTCTCATCTGAAGGATGAATTACAGGAGGCTCCAATTCTACTGGAAAAGCTCCAAAGAATGGACTCTTATGCCAACCCTCAAAACCATCATCTGTCACATTCCTAACATACTGAGGTTCAGGCTGATTTTTGATCACACCTATCACATCTACATGAGGACCTGGTGGGACATCTACTGCGTGGCACATGCCAGCAGGCGTCTTATCCACCATATTTCCCCAAACCTGTGATTTTTGGTTTGACCAAATAACAGTAGGCCAATCTACAATTTGAGAATCACCATGACCAGCTCTTCGAGATGTAAAATCAACAATATCATCTATTATAATATCTTCTACTCCCTGTTTCTCAACAGGTTCAAACATACTCAGATCTGCAATAATTTCAGTATACAGCATCGCTGAATGCGCTGCTGATTTCGAACCCATTACATGTATACCTAACACTTTCTTACTAACATTAGGAGACATAGCAAGCAATAGCCCACCACAATCTCCAGTCTGTGTACAATTTATACTAGTATTAACACCTTCAATATCAATCAATTCGAGTGTTTCCTTTGTTACTACTTTAGTACTATTATCTATAACACTTACAACACGTTTTCCACGCCATTTAGCCACTCCTGTAGCAATACATCCCATAGACGGCATATACTGCACACAAGCCACTCCACGAAGAACTGCAAGCAGCTCATCCTGATCCATAATATGTTTTGTCAAACCAGATGAAAACACTAAATTAGCAGTGGACAAACGCATTTCAGGCAAAAAGCCTGCAGCTTCGCTGAAGGCTTTTATTGCTGCAGGTCGAGTCAAAATTTCTATACTACACAACTCGTGAAGTTTGTCTATCTTACGAACTATACCTAAATGATATTCTTCCGCACACCAGTCATGATCTTTTATACTAGTACCCAACTTATATTTCCTAACTTTAACAAAAGCTCCCACCGGAGCCAAATGAGCTGGTGCTATTATAATATTACTAGCTACTGCAACACCTGTCAATGTTAACTTTTCTACACTATCAAACTTTTCATAACAACTACTATTATTAAAAACTCCTCCAGGTGTTCCATTAGACAAAATCACACTATATTTCCTAGTCATATTTCTAATACTTTCGAGAGCCACATCATCACAAGATTCTTTAACACCAGTAACTTGGCCAACAGCATTCCATTCTCCTTCCGGAGTCTTTTCAGCAACCAATTTACCAGATCGAGATTTCCACTTACATTCATTCTCACCCTGATCATATGCCCACTCAACCTTACTATGGGAGTCTCGGGCGT